ATAGATAGATATTCCTGACTGGGCCAAAGCTTCTAGTACATCTTGTGAGTTGATTGGTTTACCAACAGCATTGGATATGGCTAGCGCAAGAGTATCGACCATGTCTCTATCTTCTTCGTCGATTGAGAAGTACCTATCATTTCTTGCTGAACTCTCTTCGGTTGAAATAGATTTATCCACAACTTCTTCTATCTCTTCAACTTTCTTTGGGTTGAGGATTTTTTCCATTGTCAACACTGCGTCTCCATGTGCTTTTTCATTCTCTGACAGAACTTCTACTCCAGAGACATCCCGTACATGGGCCAAAGATTTACGAACTAGCAAACGCATGTCGGATAGATTTACCCAATCCAAATTCGCCCTGTAGTTGCAGAATAGTTTCACAAGTTCGTAGCAAGTGGAGTTCTCCCACTCTTCAATGCCGGCATCAACCTGTTCTTTGGAGAACGTATGCTGAACGGGGTAGGGCGCTTGACCAAAGTCGTTGTAATAGAACTTTAGCCCTAGTACTACTGCCGGGGGAAACTTCCTATAAATATCCCACTCAATCACATCAAAGCTTTTTGACTCTTTAATGTTGCATGGGGAGCAAAGAAAGCCACGAGCAAGACCCGTCTCATGGCAATGGTCTAGAACCAGTCTGTCACCGTCTCTTCCACACATTGCACACATGCCGTTCTGCCATGTATGTAGATGCCTGTATCCGTCGTAGTTCTCTAGCGTCTTTACTTCTTCACCAGTACGGCTGTCGTCTCTTATCCATACAAGATATGCAGGCTTTGGACGCTTATGAAAAGGGATGTGGTTTACTGTTCTTATTGCCATTGTTTTCTCTTGTCTATTTGGTGCGAGTCTCAGAACGCTTTTTTAGGACGCACTGGAGCATATGGTGTTTTGTTTAGTTTTGTGGGTTTTTTTGAAGCCTGAAACTCGACCGTTCCGTCAGCTCTTGTAATTTTTACCTGACCGGCTCTAGGAACAATTTCTGAAGTGCGAGGGTCTGCTGGTTTCTTACGTCTTTTTTTGGGCTTCACTCCGCGTGATGCTTGTACTCGTTTTTGTGCTGGTGTTTTACCCATTGCTATTTCCTTTCACAGTGCCCCCGATGGGAATTGAACCCACCACCAACACTTTATAAGAGTGCTGCTCTAACCACTGAGCTACGAGGGCTCGAATGATTATGGGTATATTCGCCATGTTGCGTTTGTTTCCGGGTCGCTATTGCCATCCCAGTAGGTAGGTATCTCTCCCAGGAGTTCTGCGGCTTTGCGTATGTCTGCATCCATCTCTGGAAGCTTTACATCTAGTTCCGCAAGCCACCCGGCCGCAAAATAGTCTTCCGACCTAGCCGACATAACTTCTGGCATCCAAATCTTGAGAATACTTTTCAACTGCATGACTTCTGATTTGGAAGATGAAAGCTTGTCTTCGAGGGTGTGACATTGCTCAATCCAAAACTTTAGAGCCCTGCGTTCTTCTTGTCTTTTTTGTTCAGGAGGAAGGTCTGGCATTTCCATTATTCTGTTTCCACATCATATTCGGTATTGATTAATAAGTCTTGCACATCGTTGGCCATCAGTAAAAACCCCCTAGCCGGGTTATCTGCCCCGCCAAGTGCTTTTTTAGTTGACTCATTGAACTTGTGCTTGTTGATACGAAGATACCTTTTGAGTCGGCCTGTATCAACCATTACAAAAGAACCGTCTAGAGCAAACACGTAAACCCACCACTTTGCTGTGGTTACGTTTATCCCGCTTGGAACCCAAATTGGTTCACCATTGTCGTCTTTTATCGCTTTAGGGTTTTGGTTGGTTTCCACAACCATTCGGCCGTTTCTGTACCTATCGGTCTTTACCTCAAAGCTGCCCGCCGATAGCGAGTCAAGAAACCCAGTTATAAGGTCTTCGCCTTGGTGTCCAAATGACAAATCTTTTTTGAAATCAAATGTTCTTTGAGGGAGGTCGTATTCTTTCCTAGTCATCTAGGCCAAGTTCCTCAGAACGCTTGCTTCCGCGAAAATATTTAGACAATTCATCCCCGTCAATGACTATCTCCCTAGGCTTTGTTTGCTCTAGCGAGTTTCTGACTTCAAGGAGGCGGTCTATGACGCTCTCTGCTGAAACCCTAAAGAAATTGTCATAAGAGTAGAGTTCTGATAGTTCCGATAAGAAACGGTCTAGTTCTTCCATGGCTGGTATCTTATCAATAAAACCAGTTATTGCAAGCCCCAGATAAAGATGCAGATATTTGAGTTTGGGGTTGTGTTGTCAATAGATGGCGTATATCTTTACGTCAACCTAAAAAAGAGAGGTTTTAAATGTCAGAGTACGACACTCTAAAAAAACGAGGACTTGTTCGTGGAAGACCACGACTTTCTGAAGAAGAAAAGCAAAGCAGAAAAGAACTAACCGGCAAACGCCAAGAGGCAAGACGCAGAGCTTCCTTTGTTCTACAGCATCGCCATGCTGACGAATACGCAAAGATTTTTGAAGAAGAGCTTAAGGCTGTTCTGAAGAAGTAGAGTCAGGCGACTCATCTTCTGCGTAATCATCGGGGTTTATTTTTAACGACTCTTCTGCAATAGACTGATGGTCTTTGGTGGTCTTGTCGTTGTTTTCTGCAACAACCACCATATCCATTAGGTCGTTGTTTTGAGAAAAAAAGCCGTGTGTCCCAATCTTCATTGAAGCTAGGGCCTTGTCTGGGTTTTTGTTGTCGAATGGAAGAGTCACATTAATCACCATAGTCCGTAAACTTCTTAGGGCGCTGTTTCTTTTTTCTTCTTTGTCCTGCTGACTGGTTCTGAGCCCATGTGTCATAGTCTTCCGGTATGCCAGGATTAGATATTACGTATCTTTGGTATTTTTCAAAGAGCTCGTCTTCTTCGTCTTCATAACCAGCCATGATTGACACTCACTCAGCCTTTTCTTCCCATGGCTTATTACCCGGGGAACCGCCTAGTGCGGTTTCTATGTCTTTGCGAAGTTCGGCATTCATTACAAATCTTTCAAATGCCGTATCTGGGTGAAGATAAGCAGACATACCCTCTGCAAACATCTCAAACATGCTTGAATGTGCATATCTTGTAATTGTTCTTGGGGTGTTTGGGGTTTCGGAAAATTCTTTATCGAGATTTGCCATCATTGTTGAATCGGACATGTATTTTTCTGCAACTTTAAACAGCGCAGCGTTTTTCTTGTCCTTTAAGTTATTCTTTCTCTTAACTCTTTCGGAATCATTAAGAGCATCAACAATAAAATGGTGAGACCATTCATGTCGTATTTGACCATTGATGGAAGCATCCATTACTGGGTCACCCATCTTCGGAAGGGCGCTACGGCTCTTCATTGCTGTAGCGTCAGGAGTATCACCGTTTGCATATATTGAATTAATTACAGACGGCATAAACGACATACTGGTCAAGAACGCATCAGAAACAACTCCAATACTCTCTGGCTGGTCACCCTCTTCAACGTTCATCTTTGACATGATTGCTCTTTCGGCACTATCAGTCTTTGCAACGATGATTGGTAAACCAAACGTCTTGACGGCCCATTCAAATTTAGGAGACTCTTCAATTGCTGATTTAACTATGTCTTTTATTCTGGAGACAGTTTTTTCAGAAAAGTCAATACTGTTTTCGGGAAGAGCAATCCATTTGTCAAACTCGGTCTTAAACTTTTTTTCAGACTTTTCACTGATTGAGTCAAGCCTGTTTGTTTTTTTCCAGATTTCAAAATATTGCTCTTCTGACTCTGGGGTGGCCATATCAACAATGCTTTGAATGTTTGCTCGTGATGGTTTAAAAGGCTCATCAGGAATTTCTTCTTCTATGTTCCTGACGTATGCGTCTTCCATCTTTTCAGATAGAGCTTTAATTTCTGTCCTTTGTGGCTTTTCGAGCTTATTTAACCCGGAAACCCTGTCGGATAGATATCTTCTTTTTGATGGTTTAGAACCAGCAACTTCTCTAATACCCTTTTGGCTAGGCCATGGCTTGCGTCTTGCCGCACCGTCTTCGGATGTATTTTCCATGAGAGATATTCTACTTTTAGCCCGAGCAAGGCCAGTGCAACTAGTTGTTGCGTTGTTTTTTGGTTTTCGGCTTATGTTCTTTTAAGCGAGTGCTGCAAGCAAGACATATTTCTGCCCAAGGGTAAAATCTTCTGGAGTTTAACGGGTGAGGGCAGTCCAGGGACTCTGATGCGGTTTTGTTTAGTGAGTCACGAATCCATGCGGACAGCGTTGTCCCGGACTTTTCGGCAGCGTCTTTCCACCTATCACGGTCATGCTCGGAAGCCCTAATGAGTACTTGTTTGTCAACTGTCTCACCATTGGTTGTGGCTGGGTTAGCAACAGACATGTCCTTGTTTTCTTCCATGACCTTGTCAATGGCTTCCCTAATATCTTTTTCTTTTGCCATTACTGCTCGCGATTCTCGATAGAGAGGATTTCTTCTTCATCTTCTTCATCTTCTATTTCTACTACATCTGCGTCGATAATATCCCCACCACTGAGAAGTTGTCTAATCATCTCTGGTGGAAGTATTCCTGAAGCCCCCATAAGTTCAAGCAGCTTTCTTGCTTCGGACTCTGGGTCAAATTTCTCCGTCTCCCCCTTGGCCGTAGCCCCTGCGAGCGTTACCTTAACTGGGTCAGAACTTGACATGTTTGCGTCCATTTGCACATTGAGGTTTACATGGTCCATTCCGAGAAGCTTTGTTCTTCTATCCATAATGGACAAAACCTGCTGGATTGCCTTCATGTCTGGTTCTACCGACACTTCCGAGCCGTCATCCATTCGTACTTTACGATGTTGCGTTAGTGGCCATATTGCCTGCTGGAGGTTGTCGAGCCTTTCAAGCTCCATCCTTAAAACCTCAGGGTAGGCAAGCATTGCCTCTTTATTGAGTTTTTCTAGCTGTCTTTTAACGGCGTTAGATACAACACCAGAGCTAACGCCAAAGCGTCGTGCTATTTCCTGTATAGAGGTTCCAGCCTGTCGCATTTTAAATATGCGGGCATCCCTCTCCGAGAGAAACTCTCTTGTTACAGGCTTGTTGCCTCTATCTTCTGCCATTTCGTGCGCCTATTCACTTTTGCTCTCCTGAAACCTTAGCAAATTCAATGACCTGAAACGGGAATTCCTTGCCACGAGTGATTTTGGTTGGCCAATGTCGCTCGTCACGAGCACCTCTAAAGTGCTTCACGTCATACACATACGGCATAGAAGCAGTAAAGTCCGGAGTGAGAGAAATACCAAATTCTGGCCAACGAGACCACACTGCGGAGCCAAATGGTCGCAAGTCCCTAGTTGACATACTGCTACCGAGTGGGGCGTGGTGCTCCATCCAGAGCGCACATCCGTAAGTGGTTCTCAAGTAGTCAAGGTATTTTGCAACCTCAACCGCTACCGATTCAGAGGTTCTACCGCCTGGGTCAACAAACGCTTTATACAGAGGTCCGATAACAACAAGTTGAGGTTTTGTCTTTTCAATGTGTTCTTCAATTATCAGCCTGTCCGAAGCTTTTAACAAATCAAGACCGTCAGGTTTGACGACGAGACTTCCTGTTGGGGCAGTAACCCTTCGGTGCATCTTTGCCCTATTGGCTGCTGCTGCTCCGATGGCTCTTGATGTTCTGCGAATAATTCTCTCAGGGTTTTCAAGGTCGATAGTAAGCGTTCGCACTTGGTCCATTGGTTGATACGTGAATGGGTGGATACCCCACATTGAACAAATGGCGACCTGTCGTGCAAGCATTGTCTTTCCAACACCTTCAGCAGCAACAACAATTACTCGTTCGCTCTTCTCTAGGAGGCCTGGAATAATCCATTCGTAAGTGTCGTCATCCGTTTCGGCAAGAAACTCCTGCCACTCAACGAGCCTCCCCGGGTCTGGGGCTTTATCCGTAGAAAAAGAACTAATTATTGTGGATGCTTTTACTATTTTCTGAAGAGTGTTGAGTTCTCCGTTGTCCAAGATTTTAGAAAGCCTGTCAAGGATTTCTTGTCCCTTGTCTTTTTCTTGTTCTATCTCTTGCTCTACTTCTTGAATCTCTTCAACAAATTCAGAAGGTTCAAAGTACTCAAGTTCATCTAGCGAGTGTCCAGCCTGTATGTGGTCGGTAACGTCTTTTGCATACGGACTAATAAATATTGTTGCATTACACCCTGCCTTGCGAAGCTGTTCACAAACATGTATGGCATGCGCTTT